CCACTGTGAATCTTGATAGAGTTTCACATAAAATCGTCTCTTTAAAAGAGCACGGTTCTAATTTCATTGGTAGAGCGAAAATTCTCGACACACCAATGGGTCAAATTGCATCTTCACTCATAAAAGAAGGTGTTAAACTTGGCGTTTCTTCTCGTGGTATTGGTTCATTGAAACCAACCAAAGAAGGATTTAATGTTGTTGGTGATGACTTTATGTTGGCAACTGCTGCTGATATAGTTGCTGATCCTTCTGCTCCCGATGCATTTGTTGAGGGAATTATGGAAGGAAAAGAGTGGGTCTGGGAAGGTACTACCCTTCGTGAAAGACTTGCTGAAAGAACAAAAACAAAAATTGAGCGTTTAGCAGAGCAAAAACGCCTCGAAGAGCATAAAATTGGTTTATTTAATGAGTTTATTAACTCATTGTAAACATTAACATTATAAATAAATATAGATTTTTAACAATTTACAGGAAATCGGAGATTACCCAAATGTCTAGTGGCAACGAATTACAAGAAATGGAAGTAGGCACAAAGCAATCCAAGACTGCTGTTAACGCTAACGCACGTCCTGGAGATCCCCTACCAAAAGAAGGAAGCAATGCAGCTGGTGTAAAAACACCAGGTAATACACCTCCTTTTGAGGATTTAGGTGGGCCTACACCAGATAACTACAAGCCAGATAACGATTCAGCAAAGCTGAAAGATGCTGCTGGTCCTCTTAAGCAAGTAAGAGACGTAGTTAATAAAGGTGCTGCAGCTGCTGATAAAGCAATGCCTTCAGTAAACAAGAAGAATGCTTTGCCAGAAGAAGAGCAAGTATCCGATGAGGCTGTAATCGAAGAGGAAGAAACTACAACTGATGAGGTAGTCGCTGAAGAAGAGACTGCAACTGAAGAAGTAGTTGCTGAAGAAGAGACTACTGAAGAAGAAGTAGTTGCTGAAGCACCTGAGTTCACTGAGATTGACATCGAAGATGATGTTAATGCTTTGGTTGCAGGTGAAGAATTGTCTGAAGATTTTAAAGCAAAAGCAAAGACAATCCTCGAAACTGCAGTTAAAGGTCAAGTTAAGCAGATCAAGGAATCTCTAGAAGCAGGTTATGAAACTAAACTGCTTGAAGAGGTTGAGGAAATCAAAGGAGCACTTAATGATCGTGTTGATTCCTACCTTGAGTATGTTTCCGAGGAATGGTTCACTGAGAACCAACTCGCAGTAGAGAACGGTCTAAAGGAAGAACTTTCTGAGTCCTTTATGACTGGTCTTAAGAGTCTTTTTGAAGAACATTATGTATCAATCCCTGAAGAAAAATATGATGTACTACAGAGTATGGTAGAAAAACTAGATGATATGGAGTCCAAACTCAATGAGCAAATTGAAAGGAATGTAACTCTGAATAAGAGACTTGCTGAGTCTTCTTCAGATGTAATTCTTGCCGACGTTTCTGAAGGTCTAGCGGCCACTCAGAAAGAGAAGCTCGCTTCACTTGCCGAAAGTGTAGAGTTTGAAAGTGAAACAGAATATCGTGAAAAGTTGGAGACGTTAAAGGAATCTTATTTCCCTACAACTAAGTCAGCTCCAGCAAATGCTAAGACCGAGACACTATCAGAGGGAGTTGCCCCTGCACCAGAATCTTATTCTAACTCAATGGCATCATACCTAAGCGCACTGTCTGCGACTAGCAAAAACTGATTTTAATATTAATCAAACGTAAAATTACACTTTATAGGTAAAAAAGCAATGTTTCAATCTGAAGCACTGCAGGAAAAGTGGGCACCACTTCTCGACCATGAAGGATCATCAAAAATCCAAGATAATCATCGTCGTGCGGTAACCGCAGTCCTGTTAGAAAACCAAGAAAAGTTCCTTAGAGAACAACAAGCATTTGAAAGCGGCACTACAATGCTGACTGAGCAACCAACTGTTAACACCAATTCTGGTGCTAATGCAGGTTTTGGTGGTTCAGCATCATCTCCAGTTGCTGGTTTCGACCCCGTTCTAATCTCATTGATTAGACGTTCAATGCCAAACTTGATCGCATATGATCTTGCTGGCGTTCAACCAATGAGTGGTCCTACTGGACTAATCTTCGCAATGCGTTCACGTTATAAGACTATGACAGGAACGGAGACCTTCTACAATGAAGTGGATTCCGCTTTCTCTGGTCAGGACGCAAACTTCGACCTAACACAGGGCTGGACTTCAGCTGCTGTTGGTATGGGTACTACAGCACAGAGTGGTTCTAACCCTGCTGTATTGAACCCAACTGCTACTGCTACTGAGACTGCATACGATGTAGGTCAAGGTATGCGTACAGATAATGCTGAAAAACTAGATGGTACAGGCAACACTGCCTTCAACCAGATGGCATTCAGCATCGAGAAAGTAACAGTTACTGCGAAATCTCGTGCGTTAAAGGCTGAGTACTCACTAGAGCTAGCTCAAGACCTTAAGGCAATCCACGGCTTAAATGCTGAAGCAGAACTTGCTAATATCCTTTCTACTGAGATCCTTGCGGAAATCAACAGAGAAGTTATTAGAACTATCTACAAGACTGCTGAACAGGGTGCTGTTTCTAACACTGCAACTGCTGGTATCTTCGACCTCGACATCGACTCAAACGGAAGATGGTCTGTTGAGAAGTTCAAAGGACTTCTGTTCCAGATTGAAAGAGATGCTAACGCAATCGCACAAAGAACTCGTCGCGGGAAGGGCAACATCATCCTCTGCTCTGCAGACGTTGCTTCTGCATTAACAATGGCAGGTGTACTTGATTACACTCCAGCACTTAATGCTAATCTTAACGTTGATGATACTGGTAATACATTTGCTGGTGTTCTTCAAGGTAAGTACAGAGTATACATCGACCCATATTCTGCTAACCTAAACGCAAGTAATGCTGCTACTAACAGTGGTAATCAGTACTACGTTGTTGGTTACAAAGGTTCCTCACCTTACGACGCTGGACTGTTCTATTGTCCTTACGTTCCACTACAGATGGTACGTGCAGTCGGTGAGAACACCTTCCAGCCAAAAATTGGATTCAAGACTCGTTATGGTCTTGTTGCCAACCCATTTGCTGAAGGTACTACTCAAGGACTTGGAACTCTTAACGTGGATGCAAACCGTTACTACAGACGTGTTGCTGTTAAGAACCTTATGTAAGAAGTTAATATCTTCTTTACTTCACAAAGACTCTCCTTCGGGAGGGTCTTTTTTTTATCTAAATACAGATAGGAGACCTGCGTTCCACTATCATGAGTCGTAAAGAATTTAAATTGAAAATACTACAACGTTTTGAGGATGCTTTAGAAGTAAGACTTGCTGGAGTTAAAGCTGCAAAAGCAAAACTTGAAGAACAAATAAACAGAGATGAATAATGGCAATTAGAAAACCCCCTGCTGATAGACCAGGAACACCTATTGAGAATAGAAATTTTCTATCACCTGTTGGTTTTAAGTTCTCTTTAAAGAGAGCACCTGGTGTTGCATTCTTTTGTAACCAAGCAAATATCCCTTCCATAGATCTTGGTATTGCAGAGCAACCAACTTGGTTAAAGAATATTGATGTGCCTGGTGATAAAATACAATTTGGTGATCTTACTTTAAGATTTCTTGTTGATGAAGATCTTGTCAACTATATGGAACTGCAAAGATGGATTCGTGGATTGGGTTATCCAGAAAATATGGATGAATTTCGTAAATTAGAAAGTGAAGGGGTAATGCCTACTAATTTTGGTCAAGCAGGAGATGACATATATTCTGATGGAACACTTCAAATATTAAGTAGTAATTTGGTTCCACAATTTCAAGTGGTATTCAATGACTTATTTCCTTATTCATTATCTACTGTTACATTTGATGCAACTGATACTGATATAGAGTACTTTACAGCAGACGTATCTTTCAAGTATACTATATACAACCTCACTGATATGGAAAACAAAGCTTTATGATTGTAACTCTTGAAAAACTTCAAGAGATGTGGGAAAAAGATGCAAAAATAGATAGAGATAATCTACACGAAGAATCATTGAATGTCCCCTCTCTTCATGCAAAGTATTTTGAATTATATAATACTATCTTTCTATTAAGAAAGAAAGCAGAACAACAAAGAAAGAACATCCGTCATGAACGGTATGAGTATTTTAGTGGAAAAGCAGATCCACAAGTATACGTAGAGAATCCCTTTGGAAAGAAGATAAGAGATAAAGATACGATGCAAAAATACTTGGATGCAGATGAGAAGTTATCTACTTGTTCATTAAAGATTGACTATTATGATACAATGCTAGTATACTTGGAAAGTATTCTCAAAGTAATACAAAATAGAACTTATCAAATAAAAAATGCAATTGAATTTATGAGATTTAATTCAGGACTAGGATAGAAAAATTTAAAATATAAATAAAAAATGAGATAGTAACACACACAGGGCAATCCCGCATTGTTACACTCACGTAAAACCTATCAGGAGTATGCCATGAGCAATGCC